TTTAATTCTTCTTTGAAACAATGTAAACGCTTCAGGTATAGCTTGCATCATTGCATTAGTTGATGCTAAAGAAGCTTTCATAGTTTTAAAGTCACCACTAAGTCCTGCACCTATTGCCATAGATACTGGACGTAAAAAAGTAACAGAACCTGTACCTAGTATAGCTCTCATAGGTGTTTTAGGACCACTTAGAATACTATTAGCCATAACACCACCTAATTCTTCTATAAATTTAGCCATATTTTTATTATACATTATTTTTTCCCTTCCCTACCACCCTATTAATTTAAACCATAAGTCAACTATAATCAAAAGGTATTTTACCCAAGTTGTTTATCTAAAAAAATTGTAGGATTTTGAAATAGACATATATTTAGCTCGTATACCCAATAACGGGTTTATGGAAATCCGATTTTTAGTTAGCCAATAAATAAAAATAACATAAGGAGTTAATCATGGCAAAGACAACCCAAATAGCTATCCCTATTACTGATGAAAATACTGGCGAACAGAAAGTAGTGTTCACAACAGCATTAGTGAGTGAAGGCACAGTGCCTTACCAAGGCAAAGATATGTACCTAATCAAATTTGATTCTGGCAAGACTCAGCTTTCTGAGACACATCCAGATGAATCGAATATTGTTCAACTCATGGATGAGCTAGCATTGGAAGAAGGGATGTAACTATGAGAATGGGGGGGGTCTTCCTCCCCCTTTTTCTATTGTTTTATTATTATTGTTGTTAAAAGGTGCAATAAAAGATACGTATATACTTTATTTATATATTAGTATCGATATTGTATTAACTTGGGGTACAACCTCTAATCATTAGGAGTTATTAATAATGGATAAGTTTATTTTAGAAATCATAATATTTATAGCATGTGTATTTGTATATGGTTCATTGTATTTAGAATTTAGAAATATGCACAAAGATCACAAATGAAATACTTAATAGTCTTATTAATGTTAAATGGGTGTGGTGTTCATACTACTTCGCACTCACTAATAGATAGAGATAATAAAAAACATAAGTATTATACTGATACATTCAATATCATTAAACCTAAAAATTACTATTGTGCTAATCATTATAGATGGGAGAAGGTATCAATGGTAAGAAATGTTGATGGTATTAAATACATAGTAAGATAAAAATTAAAGGGCGTTGTTTATACTTATACTCGCAACTACAATCCAGTATACAAAGAGAGCTCCGTAACTCCTCTTATAAGCAATGCCCTAATATTTATTTGGGATATATATAACAAGTGAATTAACACCAACAGGTTAATCTGTAAAATAGCAAACTAGGTGGAAGACCCATCAGCTATGACCGAAAAGATATATCCCATTAAGAATTATCGACGGATAATCAAATAATAGTATTGAGCATGGGCAATATTAGTATTTGTAAACAAATGAATAAACATCATGCAAAAGGTTGAGCAATACTAGTTGTTTCCTCTTGCCTGCTACCTTCAGAAGAAATGCAGGCTTTGATTTAATAAATAATAATAAGGAGCTATAATGAGTGATTTCGATAAACAAGAATACCTAACATCTTTATGTGATTATGGAGTTCCATACATTAACATAAAAGTAAGACAATTAATTATGAAAAATAAAGATAATATAATTAAAGAACTTTCTAATGATTTTAATATAAGTAAAGAAGATGCTTTAGAAATATTTAAAACTTGGGAATTAGTAGAAGAAAAACTTAACTATATTAAATAAAACATAAAGGTGCGGACATGAGAATAATAACAAAACAAATGTTTTTAGAATATGAAAAAATAAGGAAAAGTGGAAAATACAATATGTATAATCCAGAAGCTAGAAGATTAACATCAATGTCAATAAAAGAATGGCAAACAATAATGAAAGACTATGATAAACTTGCAAAATCATGGTTAAAGGATAAATAAAATGTTACATACACCAAGAATGACAGCTTATGAAAGATATATAAAACAAGCTGAGTTATCTAATATGAATTTTGTACCTAAGGCATTAGATATATTAAATAATACTTATGATTGGAGTTTGCATAGTTCTGAAGGTCAAAATATTGTATATAACAATCCGATACATTTGAAAAAGCTATGGAAAGATCTTGCTAAAAAATGCGTTGAAAAATTAAATGGCAAATTTAATGAAGATGAATTTGATGAACTATTTAATACAAATTTTGAAGCTGATACAAAGTT